ATATTGAAGAAGACATAGAGTTTATGCCTGACTTAAAGTTAGTAGATGATGTACAACCAGAAGCAAAGATACTACCATTTAAAGGTAGGATAGGTGCTATCTCAGGAGATAAAGATGAGTAGAAAAATTAAATGTCATAGGTGTAAAAAGAATAAAGCATATCCAGAAGATATGGAGAACAATGCATCTAATCTTTTACTGTGTGATGACTGTTATACAGAACTAAGATACTTGATGGCAGATTATTTAAATATAAATTTACAGGAGATTAATGTATGAGTAGAAAAAACAAAGACTTAAACAGAAAAGTTGAGAAACAAACTCAAGACTTTCTAGGATTTCTATGGACTAATTGGGTTCTAATAGGCATAGGTTTTATGATGTGCTTTATATGGTTCTGTGTATGTTGGACTGTGTGTTGGATATTTACAAGCTAACTGTTGACTATTAGATATTTATAATATATAATAAGGAAAGATATGAGAAAAGAAATGTATGTAATAGCTATGCCTTATCCTTTTAATACTAAGCTACCTGATATTTTAGAAGAAGATGATGGTACAATAATGTATTTTAAAAATGAAGGAGAAGCTAAAAGTTTTTTACAAAACTTATATGACGAAAGACAAATACATATGAAAGCATTAATAGATGATAACATAGATATAATGAGAGTACAATGATAGAAAAATTAGAAGCATATGAGGTAGCATTAAGAGAAAAAGAAAAAGAAGTACATGGTTTAAGAGTTAGAATAAAAGAATTAGTATCAGTTGTATCTGATTTAAAAAAAGAACTGACTGCTATTAAAGTTCAAAGTGACTTTGGATATAACTTAGTTAATGAAAATCCAGATGCAGGACATATTAAAGATGAGTAACGATAGAGAAAGAAGATTAAAAGCTACAGGAAAATGGTTTCAAGGTAGCACTAAAAGAAACTTATGGATAAACCATTTGTTTCCTATACTTTTAACTGTAAGTTTTATATTTTATTTACTTACATTATAACAAGAGAGAGTAAGATGAATTTATTAGCAGACGAAATAAAAGAATTAATTAAAGAAAGATATTATGAATATATAGAAGAAGGTTATGAATCTTTTGAAGCTATGGAATTAGCTAAGAGAGATATACATGAATCAAAAGAAGTAGAGATAGATAGTTATAATAAAACATATGATGGTTCTTTTGAGGTTGACTAATAGTATTTAATACTATATAATAAAATTTTTAATGGGGATTAATATGGATAAAACATGGCTAGACAGGGGTGCTTGTCCTAAATGTGGGTCAAGTGATGGTAATGTAAGACATTCTGAAGGGTATAGCTTTTGTTTTTCTTGTAACACTAGATTTGGAGAGCAAATGGAACATGAAAAAGTAATACCTATACCTACTGAAAGTAATATAAAAACTGTAGGTGTAACAGGTGCATTGACTGAACGTAATGTTAGTAAGGAAACTGCACAGAAATATCATACACAAGTTAAGGTGAATGGTAACATGAATACACATCACATCTATAAATACTTTGATAGTGGTGGAAACAATATTGGTAATAAGATTAGAGATGTAGCTACTAAAAACATGTGGGTTGAAGGTAGTGTTACTGATGCAGTATTGTTTGGACAAGATTTATTTACAGGTGGTGGCAAGTATATTACTATTACTGAAGGTGAAGTAGATGCTATGTCTGCCTATGAATTATTAGGTAGCAAATGGGCATGTGTTTCTATTAAGACAGGTGCAGGGTCTGCTGTACGTGATTGTAGAAAAGCATTTGAATACTTAGATAGCTTTCAAAATATAGTTATATCATTTGATATGGACAAGCAAGGTAGAGAAGCTAGTGAGAAAGTAGCACAGCTATTTAGTCCTAACAAATGTAAGATAATGAACATGGAATTTAAAGATGCTAATGAGTATCTGAAGATGGGTAAACGTGAGAAGTTTTCACAAGCATGGTGGAACGCAGAACCTTTTACTCCTGCAGGAATTACAAACCTTAGAGACTTAGGTGATTCATTATACACAGAAGAGTATTGTGAAACAGTACCATATCCTTGGAGTAAGATGAATGAAAAGACTTATGGTATGAGAACAGGTGAGTTAATTACATTTACATCTGGTGCAGGTATGGGTAAGTCTTCTATTATGAGAGAACTTATGCATCACTTACTCAAGAATACAAAACATAACATAGGTATCCTTGCATTAGAAGAGAGTATTAAAAATACTGCATTTAATATTATGTCAGTAGAAGCTAATGCTAGATTGTATATTAAAGAGATTAGAGATAAGTTTAGTAGAGAACAGTTACAAGATTACCAAAAGAATACAGTTGGTTCTGGTAGGTTCTTTGCCTTTGACCATTTTGGTTCTATTGATAATGACGAGATACTATCACGAGTAAGATACATGGCACAAGCATTAGAGTGTAAGTGGATATTTGTTGACCACTTATCTATACTTGTATCAGGTCAGGAAGATGGAGACGAAAGAAAGTCTATTGATGTATTGATGACTAAGCTACGTTCACTTGTAGAACAAACAGGTATTGGTATGTTATTAGTATCACATCTACGTAGACCATCAGGTGATGCAGGGCATGAGAATGGTAAGGAGATTACTCTATCACATCTTAGAGGTTCAGCATCTATTGCTCACTTGAGTGATGGTGTTATTGGATTAGAAAGAAATCAACAAGATGATGATGAAGTTAAATCTAACACAACTACGATTCGTATATTAAAGAATAGATATACAGGTGAGACAGGAGTAGCTACACATTTACATTATAATAAAGAGACAGGTCGTATGAAAGAGATTGACAATCCCTACGAAGTAGATTATAATGCAGAGAATAATGAGGAGGTACCATTCTAATGAAGTGTATGTATTGTGAAACAGAATTAATACATGGTGGTGACCATGATGGAGAACAAGAAGATGATTACGATATAGTTAGTAATTTAAGTTGTCCTAAATGTGATACTCATGTATATGTATATCATACTTTTCCTAATGATGATGATACTAATATACAACAAGATTTATTTTCACCAGATATGTGGGAACACTATTGTAATACAGAAAAAAGTATGATGGAAGTAGGTAAAGGTGAACCTTGTAATTGGTGTGGAAAGGAGGAAGAAGATTGTGAAAGTTGTACTTGATATAGAAACAGACCAGATAAATGCTACAGTAGTAAACTGCATTGTTGCTAAAGATATTGAGACAAATGTATCTACAGTATTTGACCCAAGTAATATGCATGTATTTAAGAATTGGTCTAAAGATATTGACCAATACATTATGCACAATGGTTTATCTTTTGATGCACCTGTATTAAATAGACTACTAGGTACAAATATTAAACCTTCACAGGTATTAGATACATTAATACTATCACAGTTATTTAATCCATTGCGTGATGGTGGTCATGGACTACGTGCTTGGGGTGATAGATTTAATTTTCCTAAAGGTGATATAGAATCTTTTGGAAGATATACAGAAGAATTAAAAAAATATTGTATGCAAGATGTAGATATAACACATAAGTTGTATGAACATTTAAAGAAAGAAGGCAAAGGTTTTTCTAGGTCTTCTATTGATTTAGAACATCAGGTCAGAGTTATTATTGACCAACAAGAAAAGAATGGATTTGCATTAGATGTTCGTAAAGCTATGTCTTTATACAATACATTAAAAGATGAAGCTAGTGCTTTAGAAACATGGGGCAAGACACACTTTGACCCTACAAGAAAAGACTTAAAAACAAAAACAAAATACATACCTTTTAATATAGGTTCACGACAACAGATATCTGATAGATTACAAGAGCTAGGTTGGAAACCTAAAAGTCATACTGATAAAGGTAATGTAATTGTTAATGAAGAAGTTTTGAATAGCATAGACTTAGAAGAAGCAAAGAAGTTTGCTAGGTATTTGTTATTACAAAAAAGAATTGCACAGATTAAATCTTGGATTGAATCGTGTAATGATAAGGATGGTAGAGTACATGGTAGAGTTATGACATTACGTACTGTAACAGGTCGTATGGCACATAACAGTCCTAACATGGCTCAGATTCCTGCTGTTCGTTCTCCATATGGTAAAGAGTGTAGGGAATGTTGGACTGTTGACAATCCTTACACTCACTCCATTGTAGGTACTGATGCTAGTGGTTTAGAACTTAGATGTTTAGCACATCTTATGGATGATGCAAAGTTTACTGAAGAAGTTTTAAATGGTGATATACATACAGCTAATATGAAGATGGCAGGTCTAACAGATAGAGACCAAGCTAAAACATTTATATATGCTTTTATGTATGGTGCAGGTGCATCTAAG